TTTCTGATTCTATAACCATATTTTTCAGCAGTTGCAATACTTAATGGTTTTGCATTTGGATTTGTAGGGTCAATTTTAGTTTCAAAACTTGCGTAAGTTCTTCTTAGCCATTTATGTGAGCATCGTGCTCCGCCTTTGTATAACCATATAGAATAAGTATCTGAACCTTTTGGACCGAAACCTGAATTTACAACTTGCGTTTCCATTGCAACAATATCTTCTTTACGATATACTTTATTGGCGTTTACCATTTTATTGCAAAATTGTCTTTCACCTGTTAAATCACCACTATAAACATATCTTGTAACGAATTGAACACCATCAATAACTTTATCTTGTTCAGGACTTTTAGCGTTTGGTTTTGCAGTTCCTGTAGAAGTAATAAATTGCCACATTTTAGATAATGTACTTTTCTTTTTATTATTTAAAGTTTCAATTTCTAAATCTAATTCATCTTCAGTATCATAATCTACTTCAGTTTCATCAATTAAAAACCATTCATCACCTAAAGTTTCGCCCTTTTCAATTAACAAATCAGCATTACTATCTGAACTCATTTTAACTCCAGTTTCTTCTTCTGTTGTTTCTGCGTTCATTCCTGATACATCTACAAATTCTAAAGGTTGTATAGTTTTAAAATATAACTTTAATGATATATTATTAATAGCTAAAATTTCATCTAAGGCATCAGTTATTTCTAATTGATATGGTTTTATTACTATGTTGTCAAATAATAGCGTAGCAGTCTTTATTTCGTCTGCATTGTTACCTAAACCACCACCTGTTTCACGAATTCCTAATAACATTGGTGATGTAACTCTATGACCTACAATTAGTTTTTCAAAACATTCTTTAGATAAATATTCGTAATGTGCAGGAGCATCATTTAAAGGTAAATCTTCAACTGTAGTTTTTGATTCAGCATTAGCATTAAAAGCAATGATAACTTTTTCACCTCTTGCACCTGTTAATTTACCAAGTACATCACGTTTCATTTTATCACGCATTTCTTCAGTAGGAATACCGTTGTTAAAATTGATAACTTTGGTTCCACTAAAACCGTTTTGGCAATCATTAATTTGATAATCTGCTATCGATTCTTCAAGCAAAGCATAAGGCAAAGAACCCGAATAATCTATCGGACTATAATAGTCAAATCCACTTACATAAGGTTTAATTATATATAATTCAACTTCATTACCATTACCAAAACCAAAAGCAGGAATCTTTTTAGGCTCTTCACTTGGTTTCTTTTTAGTCCAATCAGGGAAATAATACCAATTTTCAATTTGTCCTTTATCATTACATTTTTCTGCCCTTAATGTATGCATAGGAAAATGAAGTATTTGCTTTACTTGTTTCTTTTCCATTACAACTTGCATAGCAGCCATTCCTAAAAGTTTTCTTTCTAAAGCTATTTTCTTTAAATCAGAATCTTTTACAATAGATTTCATTTGTGCATACTCATTTGGCTTTTTATTAGAATCTAAAGCATCTAATCCTTTACCGTAAATCATATTAGTAACACCTGTAATAATAGCACCATTTGTAGCACTGTATAAATGTCTATCAATTAAATATTGAAAGTAATTATTATCAGCACCATATTCAATATAGTTATTTTTCTTGTTTTCTTGTATTATAGGGCTTGTATAAGCACTTAAATTTACAATGGATATATTACTCATATATTTTAAATTCGTTTGTTGTAACGTTTGCTACGTATTGATTCTCATTAACAGTATAGTTATTCTTGTTTTGATTTGTACAAAAGATTTTGTCTCTATAAATTAAAGAATTTTCACTACTAAAACTCGTCATATCTGCAGTTAATATATTATTATCAGCAGTTTTAATTCCGTTGTCAGCAGTAAAAGGTAAAGCAGTACTTAAAATAGTTAAATTATAAAAAGTATTTTCTTTTAAATCTAAAGCTAAATCACATTTTAAATAATATCCATCAACTACAAATGTAGGATTTAATGTAACTGAAATATTAGTTGTTTCGTTTCTTAAAATAAGAGTATCTGCCGAGTAAAATCTCGGTATGAATTTTATAGTTTGTGATTCTATTTGCTCTTTTAAAATTATCATATAATATTTTTAATTATAATAAATATAAATAAGAATTGTTTTAAAACAAAAAAGGCATACTAATTAAAGTACACCTTTTTAAAAAAAACAAATAATAAAATTATGCTACAGTACCTTCAACAATAGAAGCTAAAATTCCTGTAGTTAATGGTCCAGTTACAAAGTTAGCAGCAACAGGTTCCATTCCTTGAAATTCCATTTTATACCCACTCATATCTCCCATAGCAGCACCATTTGAAATAGTTGCAGTTACTAAGTCCATACCTTTTGTTAAACCTGCCATAAAGAAAGAACCATTGTTATCTTCAACGATAACTTGTGGTCTTCCATAAGAAAGTAATTTAAGTTGTTTGTTATCTGCAATAGTTAATTTAGCCAAACTTAAACTTAATTTTTGGTCTACAAATGTAGTTCCGTTTTCTCTTGAACTTGTTACAGTTTGTTCAAAAGTTGAAGTTCCCTTCAATTCATATTTATAACCAATAGGAGTTCCACCTAATCCAGTTATAACATCTTCTTGTCCTGCAGTTGCAGAATAAGTTACAGTTGTTGCATCACCCCAATTAATGAAGTATACAGCTTTTAATCCACCTACTGAATTTTTACATTGTTCAGCACGTCCCAAAGAAATATCACAAGGCATAGTCTATATATTTTAAAGTTAATAAAAAAGGGTAGATAATATTACCTACCCTTTATTTTATAATTATGCTGCAGGTGTGTAAAGAACAATTTCAGAACCAACTCCGTATTGAACTCCAGCTGTAAATCTCATTACAACTCTTACATTTTCTGAACCATCAATATCAGCAAGGTCAATTAATTTAACTTCATTGTGGTCAGATAATAAACCTGTTCCAAAATATAAGTTAGATTTTTGAGCAGCCATCATATAATCAGTAGCTAATCCGTTTGCCACAAAGATTTTAACACCATCAAAAGATAATGAACCATTATTGAACCATTGTGTTCCTTGTGAGTTTGTACCATTAGCACCTAATCCACTTGCACCAAATCCACCTAAAGCACGTACATAATCACGAGCAACAGATTGTGAAACGTAAAGATATAAATCTTCTTTTCCGTACAATGCAGCAGGAATAGCATCTACAAGTTTACCAAGTTCACCGATAACATTTGCAGCAGTAATTCCACCAGAAATAGGAGAAGCTACATCAATAACAGCAGCATCAGCAGTAGCTAATGTTACAAATCCGTCAAATTCTCCTGCAGTAGCATTAACACCTTTCCAGATATTGTTTTCCATTTTCTCAGCAACTTTAGCAACAACGTGTGCTAAAATAAAATCAGCAAAAGCAGGTGGCAAGTTGTCAAATGCAGAATATCCCATTTGAACGGCTTCCCAATCCGATTTAAACGTTTTTTTACAAAATTCAAGATTTACTTGGAATTCCTCAGGAGTAATAATTCTTTCAGTTAAAGTAACTGTAGAAGTAGAAGTAAAATCACAAGTTGCATTAGCTACGATTGAATCAGTAGCAATTCTTTTGATAACCTCTTTGTATTTTACATTTGGTTTAACTTCAATTCCACCATTTGCAATAGTAGAACCTGATAATAATGCAGCAGAAATGTATTTTCCGGCAAATTCTCCCGCATACGTAGTCGTCACATTTGTTGTAGTAGCCATAATTTATTTAATTAAAAAGTTTTGCCATAACTATATCTTGTGTAGTCATTTGGCGATTAGTTGATATTTTATTTAGTTTAACTTCATTTTTAACTTCAGGAGAATGTGTTAATGGTTCAACAACAACTTCCGAACTTAATTCTTGTTTTACTGATTTTAATTCAGCAATTTCAGTTCTTAGTTTTTCAATTTCTGCAAAGAACATTTCTTTAGAAACTGATTCAACAATTCTTTTTGGTGTAGCAACTGTTTCAGCTTGTGCTTCAACTTCTACTTCTACTTCAGTTTCAGGTGCTTCTTCTTCTTCAACTGCAGCTTCTTTAATTTCAGCAATAATACCTTCAACGGCTACTACTAAAATCATTCCATCTTCAAGTTCGTATTCGCCAACTGGCATTGCAATACGTTCTTCACCGTTTACTATAAAAACAGCTTGTTCAGGTTCGAAAGCATCTGCTTCGATTACTGTAACACCATCTTTAAGTTTCATTTGAGCAAGTTTTACTTCCATACCCAAAAGAGTTTTGATTTCATTAATTACATTCATATTTATTTAGTTTTGAAATTTATAACCTAAACCCACTTCTTTTTCAGCAGCTTCTAAAGTAAAGTACAATTTATCTAATTCTGTATAACCTGTAATACCTTTACTATCTAAACCTAATTCTCTTGCTGATTTATCTGCTTTTTCTAATATAGTTCCTATTTTAGGTAATAAAGCCAAAGCCTTTTGAGCATTTTTTTGTGAATTAGCTGCTACTTTATCTGCATTAGACATTGCTGTAGCTATTGCTTTGTCAGCATTTGATAATAAAGTTTTGTCATCAATTAAAACTTTTAATGTTGAATTTGCATCAGCAGCAATTTTAGCTATATCTTCAACTACTCCTAATTCAATTTTTACACTTGCTAATTCTGTTTTTCCAAACAAAGAATTCATTACTAATTTTTCAGTTGTCATATTACTTTTTTTTTATTAATTACTTTTATTTATATTTGTTATAAATTACGAACTTACATTAGTTATAGTTCGTGTGTTATCTACATTAGTTGTTATAGCAACTTGTTGATTTGTTAAACTTCCTATTCCTTGTTCTTGTAATTCACCATTACAACATTTTGAACTGTATGTTCCATCTTTACATACACAACCTCTTTTACCACCTTTAGGTGAACTTGTTTTTTGTCCCATAATTTTATTTATTAATTTCAGC